TCCAGAGTTCCTCAAGACGCTCATCATCACCATCAAACAACTCAGATACTGAATCAAACTCAGACTTATCGTAGTTTACATAACCTGCAACCTTACGAACCTTGAGCTTGAAATTTCCACCCTTCCAAAAATCAAAAGGGTTAATTGCTTCTTCGTCTTCAAATTCAGGTTGCATTGCTTCCTGAATCTTATCGAAGATTTTCTTACCATACTTGTAGAGGAATACCTTACCTTCATTTTCTGGAGTACTAGGATCACTAATAACCAGAATATTGGAAATGTATTGCATCTTCCTCTTCCTAATTCGAGCAATATCTTTATCGCTCTCGATTCCGCTGTTCCAAAGTTCATTGTTTGCTTCGGAAACGGGATCATTCTCCCCTAGAGTGGTTCGTGAGTTTTCAATAAACCACCCACCCTTACCTTGAAAGGCATGTGAGTAAAGCTTAGCCCAAGGAAGATCTTCCTTGTCTGGTGCAGGAAGAAAACGAATAACAGCGTAGCCATTACTTGCCTTGTCTAGCTGCGGACGCCAAAATCGATCATCCTTGTAGGACTTCTTAGCTTCTGTTGCCTCTAACTTCTTACTTAGATCCTGAATACTGTTTGCGGATCGTTTTTTAAAATCTGAAAAACTCATAGGTTTTCCTTTCCCGAGGATCTACCTCGTACCATTAAGTTACTGGGAACTCCCCAGTTCTGAGTATTGTATCATAAAATTAACAAAAGTCAAAAGGGTAATTTGCTTTTTTTCGGAAGAAGATTCAGTTCTTCTCCTTCTATTTTGATTTTTTCTATCAAAGGTTTAGACAGAAATTTAGCACCCAATTCAGGTCCAAATCCATATTTGTCAGAAACATGAATGACTGAATCCATATACGTCATGGACTCTTTATTTGCATGTTCTATTACCTCAATACAAAAATCATTTTTAGTTTCTTCTTTTATCATTTATTTCTTCTCAATATACTCTTTTTTGGTTTTTTTACTACTTGCTTTACTTCTGTAGGAAACCACTGCCAACCTAAATTACCCTGTCGTTTCCATTCGCCTTCGTTTTTGCTTGCCCAATCTTTTCTGAAATATCTTGCTCTTGGACTTTCGTTTGATTCTACCCAAAATCTAGTTGCCATGTGTATTCTCCTTTGTAATTTTACAATATTTTTGACGGTTGTCAAGTTAAATATATATATGATAAGCCAAGGAGATTATAATGCCAAAGATTACAGCCAACATATCAGGCGGAACTGCGGATTTCTGCACAGACATCGGAACAACACCAGAAGGTGTCACATGTAACCTACCCCTGAACAAAATGGTGTGGGGTGATTCATCTGTATCGTATAAAGTTAATGAAACCTTCCCTATGCCAGTTCAAGTTATGGCTGTCACTGGTGGTTCTCTTAACATGACTGGAAATCTTGGCGCTAGTGGTGATTTCCCAATAAAGAATAGAACATATGTATCTGGTGCAACAACAGAGGTAGAATATATTGCAGTTGCAGGTTCTACGTCTGGTGATATTCTTGGTATAACTGGTACTATCAGATTGGCTACTGATGGTCTAGAGGGTGGTGGTATCACCATATCACAGGTAACTAATCGAGGATATACTCTCTCATCCGATACCGATTCTATAACAATTAAAGGTGAGGTAGGAATTTCTGGTGGATCACTAAATCTAAACTCAGGAACTGACTCTGTTTCTGTGTTTGGTCATGATGGTGGTAGATTTATTCAGACACAACTCCATGGCTCAAATGGCACAACAAT